CAACTCGTTGAGAGATTTCGGTCGATCCACAAGGCACTCGCGCCCGCGGTCTCCATCACAGTGACAAAATCGAACACACCGTTCTCAAATGTGAAGTCGTTAACACGCGCGTTTGTGACGTTGGGGAACGCCCAGTACACGTATCGCTGCGCACCAGACGAGTCACACTGTCCGTAACCTGACACCTCTTGCCACAGCTCGATCGACACGTGATTCGTCAGCGGATCTGTACCAAAGAAGACACCGGTACCGGTAACCACACCCGCACCTGCGAAGAGTACGCGCTCGCCCGTGATGAGTCCAATCGCGTCAGGCGATAGGATACACCAGTGCGTCTCAAGCTCCGCACGCTTAAGGAATGATGGATCCTTCTGGTTGACGCACGGTGTTCCATCCGCGAGCTTGGTGAGGAACTCCTCACCATCTTCGTAGTCAGGCGACACATTCGTCTCGGTGAAGCCCTTGATGACAACCATCGAGCTCGACGCACCCGTCACCGGAACACCGCAGGTGTCGAGCTTCACGATGCGAATGACGCGAGCCTTGATCGGCGCAACCTGAAGATCTACCATTTCATCCTCTTAAATGTTGATCAAGACCGCGTGAAGACAGCACTCATACCCAAGTACGTAAGTTCGCTCAGCGATAGCCTTGAGCGTGTTTGTGCTTCGCTCAAACGACTGCTCACGAACGAAAGATTTGATCGCTCCCCTGTAGCCAAACACCTGACCCGTCGCGTAGAGCCATGCCTGACCAACACCCGCCGCCGCACCGGTGGGAGACGTGTTGGAGTATCCAGCACCGGCAATTACGGTGTTACCGGCAATGGTTCGCAGTCGACTACCATCTCGCTGAATGATACCACGATGCATGAGCGACGCGATCGCAATGATCGGTACGTGAATCGTTACCACACCGTGATAGCAATCCTCTGCTGCGTCTTCCAGTGCACCCATACCGAGCGCCGGTGTCACTCCAGTGGAACCAGTCACCACGACAGCGGCGGCCTGGAGTTGCACACGGAACGTGGAAGATGTATCGTAGACGTCAGAGTTCGCAGCAAGACGTGGATACACGGTGTTCGTCACACCCGCTGCCGTACCCGTCCAAAACGCGCGCTCAACTTCATGCGCCTCGGACTGCTCGAGTAGTCGACGAGCGTCGGCGACACCCTTATCCCAGTGTGTTCCTACCGGCGAGCAGTCGACCTCGGCGTAGACGGTGAATGGATTCGCTCCACGCATGTCGCGACCACCTGTGTCAACCTTCGTCGCAGGAAGCGGTGCACCGGTGACACAGTAATCCAGTGCGGTCGCCGAGTTGCCACATAGTGATTGCCACTCCATGCCTGCAAGCACATGTGGATCCGTAACGTCTCGCCATTCAGCCATCGACACGAGACTGTACGGCAGTGGCTGCCGAGTGGGTGGTTCCACGTACTTACGAGGTATGGTTGCCATCCTCAACGCCTCCCTTCGTAAGTACGTGGAACTGCATACCCATCATCTTCCAGCCGACCAAGATGGAAGCTCAGACCGTGCAGCCAGTGAGATCAGCCGCACCGGTGGTGCCGTCGGGGCAGATCGGAATGCTGATGTTGCGCGACTCGTGACCGACCATTGCGATCAACCAGCACTCCTCCATCCACTCCGCGGTGTGGTCGTTCGTTTCATTCAGTACCGAGTCACGAATGATACCGAGATCGAGTCGAAGACCCTGGCCGAGTACGAACGTACCCGGGGAGAACATGAGCGCGTTCACCGAGGTCGGCCACGATGCGATCGCCGAGCTGTTACCCGGGTAACCGGTGGTTCGAACCTGCCAGTCGTTGACCCACTGAACACGTAGACCCTCGGCGTCAAGCAATCGCATGATCCGTGCGTCATTGAACTCGAGCAGGTCGACACCGGTACGCTTCCGCATGTCCGACCGCATCGCGCCTCGGATCCAGCGTGGAAGAACGACCTCGAGCAACGCGCCGTCGGCCATCGCGTACTTGTCACGGTAGTCGATAGCCTGCAGCGAGAGCGCACCGATGACCGGAGCGACGACGCCCATACCGGTCTGGTTCGCGGTACCGGTAACGGCTGTCGACGCGGAGACAAGCTCGGTGATTCGCTTACCGTTCATCTTGTGCGCGTGAGCCGCGAACAGCAGTCGCGTATGATTCGCAATGAGCTCCGGGTAGGCATCCTCGGTGAGGTTACCAACCGTGAGGCAGATGCCATCGCAGTGAAGACGTTCCTCGTTGAACGACGGGCATGGAACCCGCGCGCAAGTCTTGGTACCGGACTGCGCGGTACCGGTGACCGCCGCAACATCCTGCGTCTCATCCCAAGACCACATCGCCGCGTTGCCAACGAGGTCACCGAAACTCGGCGACGTTGGCCAGCGCATGCCGCCACGGTTGATGCCTACCGTCGGCAGATCGAGCATGCCATCCGTCGCGACGATGTTGTAAAAGTCATAACGAATCTCACTCGGCGAACACCAGCCGCCCGCCGCGACGAGTGAATCAACATCGGTTACCTGACGAAGCACCTCGTCGATGTCTGCCGGGGTGGCCTGCGTGTCGAGTGTGTATCGGTGATCACGCTGCAGTGATGCGATCGGATAGCGAGTCGTCTCATCACCGCGAGATAGAACCGGAAGAGACCGCGCCCGCGACTGCATCGCGGCGACGAGTGCGTCCATACCGTCGAGTTTCGAACCGACGGAGAAGTCGGGAATGTCACTCGACGCGACGAGAACCGATTCACGTCGCGCATTCGGAACACTTTGCGCGGCGCGTTGCCGACGCTGAATCTCAGAGAGTGATGGGTTCAAGTTCGATGTCGGCGGCTCGCGTTCCTCGGTGCGAGCACCACCCTTTGGTAGAGCGTTCGCGACGAGACCATCCTTATTCTTCTCATCATCGGTGGTTGCGAACTCACCCTCAGTTCCCTCAACCTTGCTCTTCATCGCGGCGAGAGCCTCTTCGTCCTTCTCCTGCTTCTGCCGCGCAAACTTCGCGTTACGAACCAGCTCGATGCCATTCGCCAGTTCCTCAGCGCGTGCGAACTTCGCGGCGTCAACCGAACCCTCGGTGACGGTGGCGAACTCCTTCACAGCAGCGGTCTCGAGCGCCGCAAGCTCCTCGATGGAAAGGGAGGTCACATCCTGGGGGAAGGATACTCCCTGGTTCTCTTCACTCATGGATGAACCTCACAATGAGAAATTTCACTGGACGGTGATCGCTAGTGATGATTGTACGGATGCATCAGTGTGAATGCAAACCGTGTGTTACTCTGTGCGTGTGGTAAACTGATCCGTGGTACTAGCGTTGCTCATTGCATTTGCCGCTGACGCAACGAGTGCGTCTCGTTCTTCCTCAGCGGTGCGTCGCGCGTCTGCAATCATAGCGTTGGCAACATTCGATGTGATCGCTTCAGTACGCTTACTACCACTGCATCCACAAGCCATCGTTACTCCTAGATAAATCGTCCGATCGGACCACGCGGATAATCAACTGGGTTAAAGTCAGCGAACACACGAGAACTCAGTGAATCAACACTGAACACCCAGCTCTGCATTTCACTGACTCGTGTGCCAAACACCTGCGCACGCATCTGCTCCAATCGCGCCTCGTTCACCGCATCCTCTGTGACCACACCGGCGGCTACGAGAGTCAGCTGACGATCACCGTTCATCGTAGTCGACGTACGAGGAATTGGGAAGCCAGGTACGTTAACCGCCAGGAGTGCCACCATCCGAAGACTGCCCCCAAGACGCCGCCAGTCACCAGATAGAGCGGAAGCTCGGAGTGCGTGAATGTTGTTGTGATCCACCCCAGGACGAACAGCACCAGCGATCCAGATACCATGATCGTCAGCTCCTGCCGTGACATCTGCCACTGCAGTTCCGGTGTCACCGTAGTGATCGATCGCCTGCATCGCGGTGATGCCTCGCGTCGCGGCGTGACTGGTACCGAGCGTGATCTGTCCAGCGGCAACCCGTGTTCCATCCGCGGTGACAACCTCTCCGGTGGTGAAGTAGCTGTAGTCACTCTCGTAGGGTGGTTGCACGCAGGAGTTGGCGAACGACGTGTGACACGCACCCCACAGTGCGGCATGACCAAAGATACGACCATCATCAGTCACGGTGAACGGCGTAACGGTAGTCAGCTTCGGATTGTCGAACCACTCACGAGGTGGTGTCTTGATGTCTGCGCAGGCCACCAGGTCATCCGTCTGTACGTCATCAGCAAGTGGCGGCGGTTCGATACCCGCAGACTTATAGTGAGTAACCAAGTGATCGTAGGCCATCCGACGACGTTTCTTATCAAGATTACTCAGGCGATTCGACGCAAGGTAGTTCATACACGTGACGACTGCGTTCCAGTTAGCGAGACCAACGGTGCCATCATCATTGATCTCATGATGCAGCAGTCGACACTCATACTTACCGACCTTCTTCCGATGCGACTGACCTACGTACGCAAACGCAGCCTGTGCGACACTCAGAGGAAGTTCATCGGGAAGCATGAGATCAGCGTCGATCGCTGACCACGAGTCATGTGTGATGTCGGTCATATGTACGGTCGCTGCCGTGACCGCGTCAGCCGCGACGGTATCACTCACTAGAGCGATCTGCGCCTCAACGAATGCTGGAATCGAGACAAGCGTTGCGGCGCGGATCCGCCCTCCGTGATATGTAGTCAACTTCGGCTTCTGCATGAGAGGTTGCGGAACAGCGGGATCAGCATCCTTGTCGAACGGCTCAAACTCCATCTCAACATCGGCGTCTGCGATACTGTCTGGGTCGATGGAGATTCCCTTAAGGAATCCCTCCTTCACGAGTCGGAATGCCTCACGTCCGTTCTCGCCACCCATGTCAAAACGTCCACGCCCACGAACCATCGCGGCGTTCGCCGAATCACGCCATACCTTGTCGATGCTACCTGCGATAACGGCACCCTGATGCGCACCCAGGTTGGCCGGAGCCCACTGGAGTGGAATCGGTGGCTCAGCCCACTTCAGTGAGCCGGCAGAAAACTTACGACCATCACCGGTTTCCACGCCTTCAACGACGAGGATACCTTCCCACTCACCAGTCTCTTCATTGACGACCGTTTCGGTCGCCGCTGCATCCGCCACGATCGCCTCCTCGCAACCACAGTCATCATCCAGTGCCATCTTACCCTTGCCCTCATTGGGCCACTTACCGGTCGCCTGCTTGTGATACTCAGCACAGAGACCCTTCGGATTCTTCACCTTGTCACCGAGGTTAGCGACGCAGCGAGTGAAGTCACCCTTCGTGTTCCATCCGATCTTCGCGGCGCCCGGACCCTTGATCCAGTGGTTCCGCAGGTTATGACCGCCACCACCCTTGATGTTGACGTCACGTTCTTTCTCAAATGAAGTCACAGGATCACTCACTGGATCATCCATAACTGCGTCAGCAGTAACGCTATCACTGTACAATGGGATGTCCGTGTATGTACCTGCGAAGGCGAGACGTAGCCGGTCGAAGCGGATCGGACCGGTACGATCCTTGATACCGGGAAGATCCGACGTACGGTTCGTATACACGAGTGTCACGTGTGGGATCCACGGCTCGTGCTGCTCAGGATAGTAGTCATATCTCATCGCGGTTCGCGCGATAATGTCAATCTCATCACGCACAGGTTTGAGCTCGCTACCTGACACGAGCAGCACCAGGCACGTATCTTTCTCGGGTTCGGTAGGGTTGAACGCGGCTACTGCGAATCCCTCTGCGTCGACGACTGGGACGTCACGCGCGACGGCGCGAAGCTGCTCAACGAGCAGCATCCTCGTCGCGGGAGTGATCTTCGCTGCCGGTCCGAGGTAACACAATGTCAGATGAAGATCATCTACGTCGAGACCGTTCTCAACGGCGAGACGTTCTGCCTCCTCACGCGTCGGAACGAGTGCGATCATCCCACCGTCGTAGTCCTCACCACCCGCGACGAGCGACGATCCGTAGTCGATGAACGGTTCGTCACCCTCGAAGTAGTCGTTTGGATCCACGACGAATGGATCCTCATCATCATTGATGACGACGAGTTCCAAGTCATCCACGAAGGAAGTTGTCATCTCACACCGACCCATCCGGTGGCGGAACCACCCGAACTCGAACCACCGACTGGTAACCCTTCTTCGTAACGCTCAACACACGGAACCGGAGACCTGCGGAAAGCAGCATCTCTCGCTCATTCGCGAAGTGACTGAACGGCTTAACGAACATCGCGCCGGTACCCTTCGGTACCTCGATCTCCATCAGGACACTGCCGCCAAATGCCGCGGTCCCACCGACCGATGAAGACATGAACGCTTTATCTTGCACAGTCTTACCGAGCAACTTCTCCAGATCTTCGTGACTCTTGACGCCACCAAACTGGTCGAAACTGGTACCACGATGTAGCAAAATATCTTGATCCAGTGGACGCATGCCGTCCTGCATACTCTTTGCGTCCGCGAGTACCGACGGTCCAGGTTTAGTCTTAAGACGAAGCGCGCTGTTGATCGTGTGATAGTAGGATCCCGTATACTTCTTCATCGCAGACTTCTGCGCGCCTGTGATTTTCTGCTTGTGATACCACGCGGTAGCCGTGTCGGTGGATATGACTTTAAACTCGCTGGAGCTCATCGCCAAGACTTCGGCCTTGGTACGTTCAGACTGATGCGAGAGTGGTATCAACGTGGCGACACTTGGTGCGTTATGTTTAAGAACGGCATCCGCGTCGAACGGCATCTCATGAGTGGCGGTCATGTACCCATCTTTGGTACTGAGCCACGCCTTGATCTTTGCCTCAAACTCCTGCTTATTCGTCGCCTTTGTATGATCCGCGCGACCCTGGTCGACAATCTTGATGATGTCGAGCATGGAAAGTGTTGGGAATGCCTTCTGCGTGTTGATGAGGTTCTTCCACGTCGCCTCGACGTCGTCCTTCAGGTATTTACCACTTGACGCTTCCTTGAACTTCGCATATACACTCTTACGAACCGCGGCGGTACCGATCTTGTTCGCGGGAACATCACTTACCTCAAGCGCGTTCTTCGCATGTCCCTCCGCACCGGGAATCGGGATCGGAACGGTCGGTGACTTGGGAGTCACCGGAGCGTTGACCTGGTTCACCTTCGGCAGTGACGACGCGGGGGCAGGTATCTTTCCGGTGGCGTACGCCGGTTTGTTGAAGTCTTTAAGCTGCTTCCAGTGGTCGTTCGTCATCACCTTCTGTCCGGCGAGCGTCTGCGACCACGGCAGCACCTTGTCACTAAACTGCGACTCACCATTCTTGCTCTTTGACGTCCACGGGACACCCCAGTCGACTACCGCGAGCAGCTGCGGTAGGTTCAGTCCTTGGATGTCAGAGTCAGATGACGTCTGCTGCGCCTGAATGAGTTTCTCGTAGATCGCCTTGGGAGACCACGACGGCGAGATGTTGAGCTTCTTGAAGTGGTTGTAGAACTTATACTTCAGACCCATGTCGAGATGTGAGATGTCATTCGTCGGCGTGTTGGGCGGCTGGTTCCCGATTGGATTCAGTGCGTTGACGTCGGGAGTAGCGATTGTGCTGCCTGGGATCTGCCACTTACCACCCATTGAGTCCGAGTTGATCCACGCGTCGAGTACGCCCGGATATGCGATCTCAGACAGCACATCCCACGATCCACTGTCGAGCTGCTGCTCAGCGGTGAGAATCGTCGCACCGTTAAACTCGCCGTTGATGAGACGATACTTTGTGCCACCCTTACTCGTACCCTCAGCGAAGACGGTACCGATCGGGTAGTCCTGGTGAACGTCCCAGATACTCGTCGCGCTTAGGTTCCAGTTGGGTTCAGATGCCTTCGTAGCTGCGACGTTCTTAAGATTCTTCTGAGTAAGTAGAGCGTGACCAGTCGGCGCCCACTTAACGTCACCTGAGTCTTTCTTCATGGTGTCGAGGTCAGCGAGCGCGTAAAACTCCCACCCAGCGCCGGTTCCCTTATGAATCGCGACCTTGTCTGGAGTATTGATCTTTGTAGCTTTCCACGTCTCACCGAGTGAGTCCTTGCCGGTTGCGATCGCTTCACCGACATCCATTTTTTGTGCGAGATCAAAGATCTGATTCGGTGTGATGCTCGTGTTGGTGAACGCGTCGATCATCGCCTGCGAGTCAGTGGGTAGTGATGCCTTACCTGGCTTGGGAGCGAGTAACCACTGTGTGTTATTACTTGAGGCCTCAATGTCAGCTTCGATCCCGAGCTGTTCAGGATCGATGCCACTTACCCAGCTAAACCAGTGACCCTCAACGTGATGCTTCTGCATGTCATAGAAGACGTCACCACCCGAGTCGATCTTCTTAACGATGCGAAGCTTGTCGTTATCGGTAACCGCGATGACGTCACCGTCGCCGTAGTTAAAGTGTACGTTGTTGACGACACCATCCCAGTTGCTAATGGCGTTCTCATTGAAAACCGGTCCCACCTTGTCGGTGATGTCGATGACCGGCATCTGATCTTTATTCTGATTGAGCAGTCCATACTTCTCAAGAATAAAGTTCTTTCGAGCGATAAGCTTGTCGGCGAGAGGTGCAGACAGACCGGAGTCCTTCACCATCTGCTTAATCTTGTCATCACTTATGCCGAGCAGCTTCTTCGCCGAATCGATCTCTTGTGATGTACTCATCCCACCAAAGACCGTCGATGCAGTTGGGTTCATCGACATCTTCTTCAGTGTTTCCAACTCAGTTACGTTGTCGCCGAACGCGTTACCCTTAGGCGCACCCTGTGCACGGTAGAGCAGCGCACCACCGTTGTCGATACGCCACGGCTTACCGTCGGCGGTAACGATGTTGTCGTAACCCAAGCCGACAACATCCCAGTTGGCGAGCCACGCGTCGATCGCGAAACCTTCCTGCACCTTCTGCAGGTAGGGACCGTCAGAGAGCTTACTCTGCAGATCACTCTTCGTGTTCGGTACGATCTTCGACACCACAACGTTACCGATACCCGGTGCGTTCACACCGTGCTGCACCTCGGGAACGTCGATCCCAACCGCCGCGTAGAGTTGGTTCGCGAGCACCTCATTCGCCGCGTGCTGCTGTGACTTCGCCTTTTTCACGTAGTAACGTGTGCCATCAGGTGCCTCAAAGAGACCACCCAGGTTCGATCCCTGCTGGCTACCGATCTTCTTCCAACCGGTCAGGTCCAGTGGTGTGTCAGGAGATCCAGGTGCGGGAGTGAGTGGTGACTTAACGTTGTTAGACTTAATCCATATGTTAAGTTTGTTGAAGAGTTCATGCTTGTTGGGTGCGTTAATGTTTATGAGCTGTGCGCTAACCCAGTCGTGAATGGCAACGACATCAGCGGGAGAAAGATTCGATCCATACTTTGACTTCTGCTTCTTATGTACGGCAACCGTCTCCTCGAGTGCTTGCCAGATCTGCTCGGGAGACGCGTTTTCTACATCAATGCCAAGCTTACTCTTAAAGGTACTATGAAGAGTAAGTGCATCCTTCTTACTGATGTGACTTGGTGACGTATGTTGAAGTCGCGACACAGGAACGGTAGTAAGTGGTGACTTGTGGTACGGCTGATCGACGAGCTTCTTTCCGCCCATTTTCTTAGGTGTCGCAGCGGGAGGCGCGTTGTTGGCGAGTTTACCCGGCTCAACCCAGTCGAGAGAGCCATATTCCTCAGCGAGCAGGTTGTAGAGCTTGCTTTTCTTTGCGATCTCCTCGGTCTCCCACGTGTTATCGGAGGTCTTACTCTGAATAACGTAGTAAGATCCATTCCAGTGAATCCGAAACTCATTATCTGGACTCACCGCTATCGTCGTACCCGCGGAGTGCTTCTTGTGAATTAGCGCGTGCGTGATCTTGATGGGTTTCGGCGTGAACGTCGTCTGCGGTTTCGCAACAGCGGCATGCGCCTTATCAGTGATGTTCTTAATAACGGTGTCCCACGATGCAGTGGAATCTGAACCGTCACCCATGTCGCCCATACCGTCGTCATCTTCGACGGTTACCGTACCGGGTGTACCCGCGAGGTCACTGAACTCACCAACCTCAAGCTTCGTCTTCTCATCATCTTTCTTCTTTGTAAAGACACCAAAGACGCTGTCGATCTCCTTGGCAAGCGCAGGATGAAGTAATCCTGCATCCTTCATACCAAGAATCTCGTCCTTCGTCAGCCACTTCGCGTCACCGGTCTCTGTGCCGTCAATGTGCGGCTCAAATGTCTCGGGCGCCTTCGCTGCGATGTTGGAGTACGTCCACGGCTTCTTACCCTCGATCGGCACGTTGATGTCGTGCGAGCCGACCTTCGACATCTGTGCGAGGAACGCCTCGGAGGCACCTACCTCCTCAAAGAGCTCACGTGCCGCGCCTTCCTCGAACGTCTCCTTCTCATCAATCGCACCACCGGGAAGCTGCCACTTACCCTTGTTAGATGACACCATTGGTCCACGCTGCACCATGAGGTACACCGGTTCGCCTAGTGTCGGACTTGGCGCCTGGATGAGTAGTCCAGCGGCGCCGTACTTACCCCACAGACCCTTAGCGGCGTATCCGTCACCTGACTTACCCTTGTTGGGATTAAGTTTAAATGGCGACGATGACGACGACTGCGCG